ACAGCGTCCCCGACAGCGCTTGCAGCTCCTTTTATACCGTCTACTATACCCATAATGATATCTTTGCCCCATTCAAGAGCTTTTGACGGTAGTGACTTTATCCACTCTACAGCATTTGTGAAGCCCTCCACAATACTGTTCTTGATATTTCCGACAGCTCCTTTTACAGCTTCCCATATGCCGCTTAGGGACTCTCCTATCTTTGAAAAAATACTTGACAGTACATTCCATATGGTTTCAATCACTGTAGTCAGAATATTAACTATTCCGTTCCATATGTCGCTGAAAAGCTGCTTAACGTCCTCCCAAAGCTGAGACCAATTGCCGGAAAATAAATCGGAAAAGATTGCAAAAATATCTGCAAGAATATCAAAAACTGTTCCGAATACAGCTTTAATTACGTCCCAAATACCTTTGAAAGTTGTAATAATTGTTTCGCCCCATGTGTCCCAAAACGCCTTCAACGCATTAAAAACTGTTTCGGCAACGGTTTTTATAACGTTCCATACAACTTCAAGTACAGTTTTTATTACGCTCCATACAGAGATAATGATATTTTTTATTCCGGTCCAAATGTTTTCAAAGCTTCTTTTTATTTGTTCACCGTGCTTGTCCCAAAAAGCTTTAAGACCGCCCCATATTTCCTCGGCAGCTGCTTTTATGACATTCCATACAGAAAGCAAAATGCTCTTTACTTTTTCCCAAGCCTCTGTGACCTTTTGACGAACAGCGTCGGAGTCAACTCCCATTTTGTCAAATATCTTGCCGATTACGGAGTCCTTGCCCTTCATAAAGTTAAAGAAATCATAAGATATAGCAAGAATAGCTGAAATTGCGGCAACAGCAATTCCTACGGGACCGGATAGAAGCTTGAATGCCGCTCCTGCTTTGCTTACCACTCCTTTGACCGTGCTGAAAACAGGTATAAGCTTTTTAACAGCTGCCCTTATCCCTTCAAAAATCTGAATGCCTTTTTTAACAGCAAAGAAAGAACCCGCAAGACCTGATATAACTCCTCCGAATTTTATAACTGTGTCTTTGTGTTCTACAAGCCATTCGGAAAATTTGTTAAGATTATCAACAGCACTCGCAATAAAGCTTGCTATTTTATTTGTAATAATCCCGCCGTATTGTTCCCAGACTTTCCCTATAGCTGCGAATATCGCGCTTGCAATATTTTTTATAGCGTTTCCCGCAGCTTGAAAAATCTTTTTTATGTTATCCCACGTCCTGCGTATCTTCTCCCTTAACGCGTCACAGTCAATACCGGCTTTTTGAAGCATTGCACCAAGGAGTGAGTTGTTACCCTGCATAAAGTTGATAAAGTCCTCCACAAGCAGAGCAACCAAAATGAAAGCTCCCGCTATGGCAACAGTACTAAGCTTAATGCTGCTGAGCAATTTAAGTACAGAGGACAGCCCGCTTGTAATTTTACTGAAATTCATAGCGATAAATATTGATCCTGCCGCAAGAGCTACAAGTTTCATAAGGTTTTCAGCGCCGCCAAGCTTTTCGCTTAGCCACACAACTCCGTTCCTGACCTTGTTCAGAACGCCCATGACTTGATTAAATCCCGACACCATTGTCTTTGCAATGGTTTTGGTTATACCAAGGGTACTGTTTAGCTCATCTACGTAATATCCCCATTTATTGCGTATATTTAACATTGCGTCCGATATGCTGAAATCAAGATTGCCAAAGGCAGCGTCTATTTCACCGGTTGAGGACAAGAAAGCTTCCTTCAGTTGGTTACAGGTGATTTGTCCGTTTGTCGCCATGTCAAGGAGCTGTGTTTTAGCAACTCCCAATTTATCTGCAAGCAGATTTGCCGCCTCGGGACATTGTTCGAGCATAATGTTAAGTGTCTCGGACTCAACTACACCCTTTTGAAATGATTTGTTAAGACCCTCCATAACGCTTTGTATCTCGCCTTCGCCCCTACCCGCTGTTTTCAGCAGCTTTGTTACGGCGGAGGAAAAATTTACAGCCTCATCTACGGAAAACAAATTCGAACCGGCTTTTACCAGGTTTGTAACAGTACCTGCCATAGCATCGTAGGATGACTTGGTGTCGTTGGCGGCTTTTAAAATAGCCTGCTGTACCTTCTTTTGATCTGCGAGACCTTTAACGGCAAAGTTGATTTTGTCGTTTATTCCATTGAACTCCTCCGAAATATCCTTCAGATTAATAAGGGAAAAGCCTATGCCGATAGCACCAAGAAGTTTGGCGGCTTTATCTTTTATTCCGGATATAGTGTCGTTGACTTTTTTAACATCGTCCTGCTTGACCTTAAAGCCGACCTTGTTGATAAACTCCGCTATCGTCACGGCTGTCACCTCTCTCCGTATTTGCTTTTCATTTCATCAGCTCGTGCGCTTTCTATATCTAAATCCATACGCAGAAGCGCGTACAGCTTTAATGCTTCATCTAACGTATATACCGTTTCAAGTTCAAGCTTTGAGGCAAGCCTGTGTTTTATAAGGATATACATTTTTAATTCAAGATCGGAAAACCTGCTTACATCAAAGGAGCCATAATGTCCGATGTCGTTTTCTCCGCCGTCTCCTCCGTAGATTTTTTTCGGCTGCCAAATAGGTTTCCGATTTTCTTGAAAAAACCCTTAAAGTTTACCTTTACTACGTGATAGCAGAGTATGTACATATCCTGCACGTCTTCGCAGAACACCTCGTTTGCAAGGTTATACGTCAGCGGTTTAACGTCGCCGCCTGTGATTTCTCCCTCGAAAGACACATTGTTGTGAGTGATAAAAAGCTTTTTCATCATTTCCTCGATTTTGTCGCCCGATATTCCCGCGAATGCTTTTGACATTGCAGGGAGCGCTGCGTCAATATCCATAATGGACGCTGTCACATCTTCTATAGATGTGATTTCACCAACATCTTTATCGGTATCGCTGCTGTTGCCGGGTATAGCCGCGGCTACTCCTCCAATTACCGGAATAAGCAAAGAAGAAAGGTCTCCGCTTATCTTTGCCGCTGTAAATGCGGGAAACGGCTTTATGTAAAAGGTGTTATCGCCTATTTTTGCTTCGGTAATTTGCATTTGTTTCATGGCTATTTCTCCTATCAAAAAGTAAAGGCTGTTCGGCGGCATATTTCATCCGCCTTGCAGCCGTTGTTATTATTCGGAAATATCGGCGGAGCCTGTGTGTATCTCCCATTCTCTGTTGTTCGTCTCCTTGCCGAAAGCTCTTGAAGGCGGCTTTGTTACCCACGCCGCGTCAGAACTGATTATGGTACCGCCTCTGAGGTCTTTAATGAGCAACGGAGCCAAGCCGTCACCTGTTTTCCTGTCGTAGTTGTGCCTCTCTTGGAAATACTTGTTGCTGTCGGAAGTCTGCAAAAGGCTTATCTTAACAATAACAGTATCATCGGGAGTTATGCTTCTTGCTATCTCTCCGTCGCAGCCTACCTTTTTGGTAATACCGTCGCCGCCGGGGTCAATAGTAACAAAGCTGTCGTCCGCGTAGCCCGTGACAATGTGATTGCCCCAAGCAATAGTTACTTCTTTAGGGTTATAGGTTTTAACATTACTCATATCTTATTTTTACACCCCTTTCTCTATCAGAGCGACTCGTAGGTAAGAGTACCCCTGATCTTAACGAAATGAATTGCTCCCGCAAGTCTCGCCTTGAAGCTGCAACCTTTCAGCTTTCTTGAAGCCTTTTCGGACTGTGTGAGAGATGCCGCACGAGGAACAGACGTGGTAAACGGGGGTATCTCGTTGCCGTCCTCATCAAACTCGACTTCAGCAATTCCTCCCACCGCAACGCCTCTGTTCAGCGAGGCTATCATTTGGTTCTGAATAAGGGCAATGCCGCTGTCAGTATACGGTATCTTAGGATTTGTGATAAAGAGGTTTACGACGGCGACCTGCATATCGTTTTTCTGCCAATCTCTGAATCGTATAACGTCAGCCCATTCACCGCCTACGGTCATACCGTTCATTGTTATGTTTCTGTTTCCAACTACAATAAAGTAGTTTTCACACGCTGTTTCAAGCTGCCTCATTTCCGTTCTCGTAAGCCCCGAGGGGTAAACCGAGGTAAGCTTTTTAAAGGCAGACGTTTCGCTGCCGGAGGTGTAATTAAGCCACTTCACCACAAATGCAACGTTGATATATCGGTTTGCGGGAGGCATATCCTCCTCGGGCTGACCCGAAAACTCCTTGCCGTAAACCGCAAGGGTGCGGAAATAAATGTTGCCTACAGTAGGCTTGGGTTCGTCAATACCGTTGTCAAAGAACTTTGTTTCCGTATACGCGAATATCTTATCTTGGCTCTCTATGTACGCCGCCACGCTTTCATATTCGCTGTCGGGTACTCCTGCCGTACAAGCCACATACCACCCTGCCGTTCCCATTGCTCTTTGAACGGTGGTGACTGCCGGTTCAATTTCCTCCTGCGGAGCATTAAGAACAAGCGTAGACTCTGCAAGGTCTGTCTTGTTCTTGGGATAGTGGACAATAACGCCGTACTGCACTTCCGGTCCGTCGTCGGTTTTGCTGTCGGTTTCTCCCACGCTTCTTACGCTAACGATAAATTCAGTTGGAGCGTCTCCTTTGGAGATAGCCGCAAGCTGTGTGAAAATCGGAAATTCCGTAAAGTCA